ACCATTGAGAAGTGTTTCAGCGTAGGAATTGTCATAACGACTTAGAAAATGAGCAAGCACACGCAACTCGATGCCAGACAAATCAGTACCCACGAGATCCATGCCGGGGGTCGGTATAAATAACGCTCGGTACTGTGGGTCACTAGGTATCTGAGCCAGATTTGGTTTACGATGCGCACAGCGAAAAGTATTGGTAGCTGTTGAACAGTGATGATGAATCCTAGATTTCGTACTCAGCTTCAGCCAAGCGTTCACGCCTTGCGACATCATTCCAAGGATCTTCTTGATCGTCAGAACCCGCGCAAACTGAGCAGCAATCGGATAACTCAAGGATGCAAGTACAACTTCGTCGATTACTGGCTTCCCCGTCGTCGTCGTCTTCTCCGGTTTCCAGCCATAGTGTTTTTGTAATACCCATGCGATGTGATCTCTAGATGATATGTTGAGTTCAATTAATCGGGTGAATGGTGCTCCGGCAATGTAGCCTCGTGTTTTATTAGGTCGGCTTGGAGTGAAACTATGTCCTGCAACGAAAGGGTGCCGTTGTTGAAGTACATCACTAATTTCTCGAAGTTCTTTTTCGAGAGTAGATGTAAGTTCCCATGCAGCTGGTTCATCAAAGTAAAATCCACGTTCCTCTTGTTTTTGTAGAATCTCTGCCGCCTCAAGTTCTAAGTCGTAGAACCTGGGAATTTTGTCTCGAAGTGATGCCATAGGTGGGTTGTGACATTTACATCTTGTTCCATGTATGCCTCCATTTCTGGAGACCAGAACTTCCAATCAGCTGTTTTACCAAACTCCCCTTTAAAGCATCCAAGTCTGTGCCCATAGGCTTCCAAACTGTGACGCCCATATAGGTTTATTGGCATCTGGGGCCATTTTCTTTTTTGATCGATGACCAATAGATTTGGGTGATAAAGCCTGCTAAGAAGCAAAGTATCAATACAATAGGGACGCTCAAACCAGGGGTAAATACGTGAGATGCAAGGGATATCAAAATAAATGATGTTGTGACCGATAATGCTATTTGCATCAGCCAACATCTCAACCCCGCGAACGATTGGCTCTTGATTACCCTCGTTGTTAAAGGTGTACGTTTCGTCTTCATCGAGATCATGGATACAAAGGCAGTGGATCTTTGTGAACTTATCGAGTAGACCGTCTGTCTCTAAGTCAAAGACAAGATTCATAGGACGTACAGGTTTCTATGGTTTGACCTTTTTCACACCTACCTCCCCACCAGTGTTCACAATGAATGCATTTCTTGATTTGTTGTCTGGGGATACGCTCACTGGTTTCCCATCGGTTCAAATAATTAGGCATTGATTCACTTGGTCGCTTTCCATAAACAGCAACAAACTTCAGACCACATCCTTTGCAGATGCATCTTCGAGAGAATGATCCTGTCTTTACTGAAGTACGACAGTTTTGGATCTTGGTATCAGATCCGCAACTAGGACATTTCTCCAATGAACCTGTTTGAAACTTTCCGGTTTTCGGATTCCTGAATCGACCCCTTCCAGCGGTAGGTTTTGTCGATGAACCTTGCACGATTAACGGCATCAGAAGTCGGCGGGTTGGGTTTCTTTAAAATAAGTTTTTGCTGTTGTTTCATTAAATCTGCAAGTATCTAGGTTGTATTCGAGTTCTCCAACTGGACCAGTTTCGCCAGAATACCTATTTTTAAGGAGTCGCACAGTCGTTGAAGCTCCAGTAGTGTCGGCCTGTTGATTTCTTTCCAGTCCGATGACCATATCTGAGAGTTGAGCAATTGCAGCCGATCCACGTAATTGTCCAATTGAGGTCTTTGCTCCTTCTTCATGGTTTTGATCTGTTTGTGTACGCCGTAGGTGAGAGACCAAAAACAAAGAGACTTGAGTGCGCTCCACAAGGGATCGCAAGCGGGTCATAGTTTTGTCAATAGTTCTACGTTCATCACCATCCAAACCGCTAATGAGGATTGAAAGGTGATCGATAAAAATGACCCGGCAGTCAAGACCTGTTGCCAAGTACTCAACTCGGTTGTAAATAATATCCGGGTCAACAGAACCAAAGCCGTCATAAAGATAGAGATTCCACCTATCAATAGAAGCTTTAAATGCTTCGGTGAGATCAGATCGTTCATGTGTTCCTAAGTGGTATGCCTTGCCTTGATCAACGGACATTAGTCCGAGAGCGGTTCTACGATTAGATTCTTCGAGAGCCAAGTAGCCAACCCGTTCTCCTTTGTTGAGAAGGTGAGTTGCAAGCTGACGGCAGAACGTGGATTTTCCAATGCCAGTACCTGCAGTAATCGTGCATAACTCGCCCAGTCGGATCCCGTGTGTTCGTTCTTGTAATTGTTGGAACGGATATTCATGTAAGCAATTGTCAGTTGGATTGGTTACTGCTTCATATAAAGTTTTTGCATCTACAATTCCATCGGGTTGGTAGGGATTCGCGTTCCAAATTGCTTGCTTGATTGCTTCGTAATTCCCATCCTGTAACGCGTCAGAGGCATCTTTGTAGTCCGGTAGATGAGCAATAAAAGTTTTCCCAGGAGGGAGAACCGAGGCTGCATCGCTGACTGCTTTGTGTCCTGCAGCATCGTTGTCGAAGAAGAGAATGACTTTGTCATAGCCTTGAATGAACTCTAGATTTTGTTGAATTGATCGTTTAGCTCCTGCCGCTCCACTAGGCAGGCTGACCATCGGCCATCCACCTGGCATCGCCTCCGCACAACTCGCTGCGTCGAGTTCGCCCTCGCATACAACGAGTTGGTTCCCGTGATTAGGAAAGAGGTTTTGTCCAAAGAATCGTCCATCGGATACTCCGTCATAACGAAAGGTTTTGTCCTTTGTTTTGGTCTTAGCTCCGATAACACGACCGTCAGATCCAAAGTAGTGAAAGCGCAATTGCTCTCCGTCTTTGTAGATCTTGTATCGCTCACAAGTTTGGAGAGATAAACCTCTGCTAGTGAGCTTGACTGCCTTGCCTCGAAGTTCTGCATAAGTGGAACTCACTGGTGAATAATCCTCGTCTGAGTGACTGTGAGTGTTGCAAGAAAAACAAAATGTGTGGCCGTCTGAATACAAGGAGTTTGCATCTGATGAACCACACACTGGGCATGGGATGTGGCGAACGAATTCGCTTGCTACGTCAGCCATTCAATTGGTATGTCGTAGTAAGAACACCATTTGATGTTGTGTTTGTCGCACCATTGTGCATAGGTAGTTTTTGACCCCTTGTACAACTTTTGGTACGGCTTCTGAAAGACCATCCGAACATCAAGGTCAGGATTGTCTTTAATCACTGCAAGTAGCTTTCGCCTCTCCTTGCCAGGGAAGTACCCCTTGGCTTCAAGGTGGACGCCATTGGCGAGTATGAAGTCGGGTGAATACTTGCATTGGAGGGTGTAGGAGATTCGGGTGGATTCGTACTCGTAGATGACACCGAGTGTGTCGAGTGATTCAGCTACCTGCTCCTCAAGACCGGAGCGGAAGCCCATCAGAAATCAGCGTCCTCCTCTACGTCTTTGGTGAGGATCTTGACGTTGGGATCATCGATGTTGAATCCCTCTGTCTTGCCAAACAATGCAGCTGCGCTCTCTTCATTCAAAGAACCTGCATCGCCCATACCACCAGACACAAGTGTGATGATTTGGATAGCTTTCAGACGCAGTGCAGTGCCAACCTGATCAGGCATTGCATAGGGTTTCTGAGTAAATGCAACCTTGACTGTTGAACCGCTGTACATAGGCAACGCTTCAGTGATAGCCGTACCGTTGGCATCAATAATTGGAATCTTGATCTCAGGGTTCCAGCTGAACTTGACCTTGTATTTGCCAGTTGCAACTTCCTCCCAAGGCTCCAGGCGCACGTTGACACGCTTGGTCTTGGCTTTGGACTTAGCCCATTCGATTAGCTCAGGGCGTTCTTCAGTCAGTGCATCAATATGCTCATCGTCAATCACGATTTGCATAGAGTGTTTGTTGAACTTGTTAGCTTCAAAGATGGACTGGTATCCATCAAGCACTGCTGGGTTAGTAGTAACGTAGGTATTTGCCATTTGGTGGATTAACAAAAGAAATAAGTAGAAGCCATTACGTTTTCTGGCTTTAAATCTCCAATAATTGGAGGTTCTGTCTCAGCCCCTATTTGCTTAGCGAAGTCAGTAAGAAAATCGTTTTCTGCGAACAGGTGTCTGTATGTCTCACGAATAATCGTGTTGAGGCTGGACATATCTGTTGCACGACACAAGACAGAGTCATGTATCAATGCAATCGGGGCATCCCATCTGAGCACTGTTAAGTGCAGAAGGGACGCATCAAGAGAGTGGATAAGGTTTGGACTAGTTGCATTTTTGTGGTGGCGTATGTCGGGCTGATCGCCCATTTCTCCGACGCTGATTCTTGTACGTTCCCCATAGAGGATCGTTTCAATCCTTTTGGTGTTGTACTTGTTTAGCCTTTGGTGTACTTCAAACCCTGATGGTGTTGTCCATCTGAGTTCAGTGACACCACGTTTAAATGCTTTACCAACTTCACGTTCAATCCATGCCATGACTTCCATTGGTCCTGGGACTTCTTTGTGCATGGCGTCTCTGACTGCCTGGACGACCTGTGTAAGGACTTCAGGTTCAATCTTGTGATCCTTTTCTTTTAAGGCTTCACGGATGTATTGACGGTTGGAATGTGGTTTGGAGTTGTATGGCAAAGTCATGACGACTCGCTTCACACACTTCCTATCCCACACGTCTTGTAGTTCTTTTGGGATGTGTGGCTGAGATGCCTTAGCAATTACTGCATAAGCATCTTGTACACACTTTGAGGGAGTGACGTTGACGAGTTTTGCTGCAGATTTATCCCTCGCCAAACCGCTGAGGATTTGGATGCCCGAACACGTTGCATCGACAGCAATAGGCAGGTGAGTGTGATGCCTAGTGCAGTCAATGAGACAGGAACTGTACTCCTCACAAGCGACAAGGAATTGGAATGGTTCATCAGCCACTTCCCATTGAGGGATAGTGCCAATAGGGTCTTGAGCAACAGCATGGATTAGTGATTGGTTGTCTTTTACCCATTGCAATCGTTCTTGCATGGGTGCTTTGTCTAAGCCGTATGTGGTAGCAACTTGAAAAGCCAGCCACTCTTCAGCTTCAGGAGTGATGAATGCACCCTCATAAAACTGAAGAAGAGATTTACCAAAATCTGTATCCTGTGGAGTTAGAAAACTAGGAATCGGATATGCTCTCCCACGGTAATCCAGGCTCCACGGGAGATACCATTTCTCCTCGTCCCTAAACATCCTTAGGGTTTCAAGAGTGATGCGTGTACGAACTGTTTTTTTGAGGTAAATACGGTGTTCGTTTTCAACCTCTGCACGGCGTCTACGGTAGGCGTGGCGGGCTTCCTCGTTGGTGGCGATATCAACGGGCTTAGGGACCGTCATAACGTCTTTGAGGGGTCTGAACTTGCCTATCTGTATGCCGCGCTCCCAAAGGTGCTCAGCTACGTCTGCCATGAACTTGTTGATTTTGAACGAGGTCCGCTGAATCCTGTTCAGGAATTCAACCGGCGTTTCTCCTCGTGAAATTGGGTGATCTAATCCACGCCGTATGTACTGGCAGTTTCGTGTCAGTTGGTTGGTGTAATAACCACCCATCTCACCGTTCACTCCCCAGTCGTTGGGTTCGGTAAGCATTGGGAGCTTGAGTGGACTGAACAGCTCAGCCAGCTCAAAGATCTCCTTTTGATACTTATAAAACAACCCACTCGGTTCAATTACACTAGACTTTTTTTTGGTTTTTCTTACATAAAACCAGCCTGATACACTGAGGATTGCGTCAATGTACCAGTTGCCTATCTTTACTTTAGTATCGACAGGCCACTTGGCCCATTTGATAGCATCTTCATCCCTATTGATTGAGATCTGGGCATCCGTTTTCTTTTGCCTAGTACCCATTGATGAGTGCCACCTGTATTTAACAATTGACTTGAATTGTTCAGGATTCTTTTCCTTGTAAAACCTCATTTGAGACTCGTTCTCTATAGCGTCACCAATGGATCTAGCTACATGAACCACTGTTCTATGTGATTGTTTTTTAGAACAAACCACATCAATAAATAACTTCAAGCCAATGAGACAAGCTTCCTCCTTTGATATGTAATCAAGAAACATGCTGATCTCTTTGTATGCCTTACCGTTTTTACCTCGTCTCAGCCGTAGTTCAGTTGCCTCAAGATGTCTAACAATATGAGGCATAAGCTCATCAACAGCACCACTTCCATAGACAGAAGCACTTGCATAGGTCTGCTCCTCAAGTTTCTTAGTTTGACGGTGAAGTTTCTGGATACCCAGTTGTACTGACTTTGTTTCCAAGTCAACTTGCCGTTTAATATCGGCTGGTGTAGGCATTGATATCAGTAGAAAGATCTGAACATTGAGAGACAAGGAGTTCCATTAACTCCGCTTCGTGAGGATGTGCCTCGCAGGCAATCATTGCTACATGAAAGTATTCGTGCAGCTCCTCTTCATTTGTTGGATACATTTATGGGTCTGTAATTAATCCTTCGAGTTTGATTTTTGCCCAAAGATCGTGATACCTATCCCAATCCTCTTCAGTCATGGAATCTGCGTTCTTGCACAAAAGGTCCAAGAACTCGTCCAGTGTAGCTGATTGATTCAAAGTTGGCACCCCATTACCTGAGTAAGAGTACCTGTTATAGACACAGCTGTCAGTACACACGACACACAAATGGTTATTTGAGCATTAAGAATTCCTGTCATACCAATGGGTTTGCTAAATCGAAAGAACATCTAAAGGACTTTACATTTTGTATTACGGGTAATCGACAACACCCTTATCTGTAGCGATCGTGAAGTTAATTCCTGGATTTGCCATCAAGGACTTGACCTTTCTGACAGCTGCGCTACGTGACTTGTAGCTCTTTTCACTAATCTTCCCTGTGTCCCTGTCAGTCATACGAATGATTGAGTGATAACTGGGCAAGATTTCGTGTGAGCAGACACGCCATTCAAAGAACTCATCAAATGGGAGATCATCAAATAGCTCCTCATCAATGTCTTTGACCGCTTGCCACTTGTTCGGGTAGTAGCTGTTTTTGGACATTTTGATTTGTTCAATATCCACCAATGTGAAGTCTTGTGAATTACACAGCTCCATGCCAACCCATGCAGCTTCTTCTTCGTTACTGGCTACGACAACAATTTCGGCTTCGATACAAATAAGCTTGAAGTATTTCATGAGTAGGTATAAACAATAAAAAACCACCCGTTTTGGGTGGCGTGGATATGGCCTGGGTCCCTGGGACTACGTCATAACGAAAGGCTTTTACATTAGTAACTCCAGGTATGGTTTGAGTGATTCAGTAGAAATATCACCATATTGAGATGTTGATGTTTGCCCCTTTTTGCCGTGCCCGTGTATGTATTTAACACGGCGATCTTGGTCTCCATGTACTGATTGAATAACACCACTTCCATAGTGGCGACAAGAACTAGGGCAGTAACTTCCTGGGATCTTATGATAATGTTTTCGGATAGTTGTACCCCAAAACTTCTTAGGTCTATAGTCAAATATAGAGCCTGTTTTTGTTGGTGAACTGTTGTACATGTCAAGAATAAGATAATACAATGGATCTATCATTGGTAGCTTTCGACCACGTTGGTCAGTCTTAAGTTCCCTTAATTCATTAGCTTGTATGCTGATAGTTTTATTCTCTATGTCAATGTCTTCCCATACTATTCCCTCAACTTCACCAATATGTCCCAGTGTATATCGCATGATCCAATGTGTACGAATAAAGCGATCATGATTGGGTCTGTTTGGTTCTTGTCCTAATTTGTCAAGGCTAAAATGTGCATCAGCTAACCTAATGTCTAAGACCTTTAGTTCATCGATAGTGCCACGGGCTTGTTCTTTGATCTTAA